CGTGACGGTACAAATCGTGGTGGACGGCGCATCCGGGCGGGAGATAAACCCGAGCCACTCGCAGATAAAATCGCGGGAGGGCGAACAGCGCACATCATGGAGTTCCCCATGACGGAACTGGACAGTGCAGACCTTGTGGATGCTGCCGACCTCTACGGCGAGGAGATGCCAACGCCGAGCGAGTTCCTGTCTGCGCGACAGCGGAACGGAAAGCCGCTCGGCGCGGATGAGATTTTCCGTGAAACATGGCTGTGGCTGAAAGAGCGTGGCTGTGAGCGGCTTGTGAATCCGCGTCTCATTGAAAGCTACGCGCAGGCATTTGCCCGCTTCATCCAGTGCGAGGAGGCAATGAGTCAATACGGGCTCATCGGCAAGCATCCGACCACAGGAGGGGCGATTGCAAGCCCCTTTGTCCAGATGGGGCAGGCATTCCAGAAGCAGTCCAATCTGCTCTGGTATGAGATATTCGACATCGTAAAGCAGAACTGCACCACCACATTCGTCGGTTCTCCGCAGGAGGATCGGATGGAACGGCTGCTGCGTTCGAGGAAGTAAGGAGGGAAGTCATTTGAATAAAACAACATCGGAGATGAAGCTCGTTCCAATCAGCAAGCTCGTCCCGTATGCCAACAATGCACGGACGCATTCGACTGAGCAGATCAACAAGCTGCGCGGGAGTCTGCGCGAGTTCGGATTCGTCAGTCCCGTCATTATCGACAAGGACTACGGCATTCTCGCAGGACACGGGCGGGTGACGGCGGCGCGGGCAGAGAACATCGAGCAAGTTCCGTGCGTATTCGTGGATTACCTCACGGAAGCGCAGAAGAAAGCGTACATCCTCGCAGATAACCGTTTCGCACTCGATGCGGGATGGGATGAGGAGATGCTGCGTGTCGAGATGGAAGCCTTGCAGGACATGGACTTTGATGTATCTCTCACGGGCTTCGACGAAGCTGAAATCGCAGACCTGCTCTCTCTGGATGATGGGGAGGCGCAGGAAGATGACTTCGACGTGGATGCGGAACTTGCAAAGTATTGTGTTGCTCGGTCGGGCGATGTATGGCATCTCGGCAAGCACCGCGTCATCTGCGGAGATTCCACTCTGCCGGAGACATACGAGCGTCTGCTTGGCGGCGAGAAGGTCAACCTCGTATGCACGGACCCGCCGCACTGTGTGGCTCTGGAAAGCACATCGGGGAAAATCAAGAACGACGATCTGAATGACAAGGATGCCTACGAGTTTCTGAAATCTGCCTTTACCACATTCCACTCGGCGATGGCAACGGACGCTTCCATTTACGTTTTCTACGCAACAGCAAAAGCCCGCATCTTTCATGACGCTTATGAGGATGCGGGCTTTAAAGTTGGTGCGGGCTTGGTGTGGAAGAAAGACCGCCTTGTCCTCACACGGACGGATTGGAAGTACATCTACGAGCCGATTATCTGGGGCTGGCGGAAGGACGGGCGGCACAGATGGTACGGCGATCAAAAGCAGACTACCGTCTTTGCATTCGACCGTATCAAGGACTCGAAGAAGGACGGCTGCGGACATCCGTCCTCGAAACCCGTGCCGCTCATTGCCTACCTTGTCAAGCAGTGTACGCAGACGAATGGTATCGTTCTCGACGGATTCCTCGGCTCGGCATCAACGCTGATTGCTTGCGACCAGCTGGGGCGTATCTGCTACGGCGTGGAGCTTGAGCCGAAATTCGTGGATGTCGCTGTCGAGCGGTACATTCAGAGCAAAGGCGGGAATGCCGAAGATGTGTTTTTGGAACGTGACGGTGAGCGCATTCCGTATGCGGATGTGTTAAAAGCGAAGGAGGAATCGTGATGCGTGTGTTTTTGAATCCGGGTCATGCACCGAACGGGAATCCAGATCCCGGTGCGTGTGGGTATGGGCTGCGAGAGTGTGATGTGGCAAAGAACGTCGCTGACCTTGTTGCGGGCTATCTGAGTGCCGCAGGTGTTGAGGTGGTCGGCAACTTGCAGTCCGATAGTCTGCATGAGGTCGTATCGGCCTCCAACAACAGCGATGCGGATGTATTCGTCTCCATTCACTGCAACGCCTGTAACGGCACGGCAAACGGAACGGAGGTCTGGCACTTCTACGGAAGCGGCGCAGGGGAGATACTGGCACGCTGCATTCAGAACCAAATTGTGGATGCGCTCGGAACTGTGGATCGCGGCGTGAAGGGTGCAAAGCCAGGTGTCAACGGGCTGTATGTTCTGAGCAACACCGATGCGGTCGCCGTACTTGTGGAGCTTGCGTTTATCGACCATGCGGGCGATGCGCAGCTTCTTCGTGAGCAGCAGGATGAATTTGCCTGCGCCATTGCGCGTGGGCTAACGGATTATGAAGGAGAGTGCTGAAGATGAAACTGGAACACATTCAGAATGAGCTGAAGAATCATGTGGGGGACTTTGTACGCACGGAGGCGAAGGAAGCGACCGTCCTATGGCTGCATGAGAAAGGACTCCCGGCGGCGCGTGAGGTGTCGGCGGCGTATACGGCGGCACTGAAGGAGAGTGCGGAGAAGGAGACGGGATGGTGCAGATTCCGCGACCGCATCTTCCTACCGCTCGTCATCGACGGCGCGATCTGGATGACGGGCAAGATGCTCGAGCGCATGACCACTCCTCATTCTGTGAAATGATGATACTCTGTGGTTTATCTCACTGAAGCTATGGGTGTATACAACACAATTTGCTTGCTAATTATCCCGGCTAGAGTGATGAATGTAATGACCAAAGTTCATAAAGGAGGTTTTCAACATGAAGGTCAATTACAACATCCAAAAGGAAGAGCGCAAGGCGATGGTCGGGATCATCAGCAAGGCAGTCGGCGAAAAGCCCGTCTACTGCGCCGCACCGAGCTTTTCCTACAAGGTCGGCGCATTTGAGATCACGAAGGACGGCAGCCTTTGCTTCGACGATGGGGCTGACGAAGCGACGGTGGCGCGTGTGCGGACGGCACTGCGCGAGGCGGGCTTTACGTCCGAGGATGGGGAAAACGAGCCCTCCTGCGCTGACACGGCGCAGAACGATTCCACCCCGACGGAAACGGCAGATGCAGAAGCTGACTCCTCCGAGGACAGCCTTTCCATCAGCCTCCCGCGCAGTCTCTTCACGGAGACCGCACTGAACAATCTGGATGCACTCCTTCTGAGCAAGGGGTGGCTCATTCGCCATGCCTTTGACATCCGAGAAGCGACCTACACGCTAGAGGGCGACCGCATCACCTTTGCATGGCTGCACGGGATGATCACCGACGAGACGGCAAAGGCGTATGCCGAGTTCATCAGCAAGCTCTGCCTGATGGCGCGGACGCAAAAGCGCGTCACGGCGAAGGAGAAGATTGTGGACAACGAGAAATACGCATTCCGCTGCTTTCTCCTGCGCCTTGGCATGATCGGAAACGCCTACAAAGAGTCGCGCAAGATTCTCCTGCAGAACCTTATGGGCAGCAGTGCATTTAAAAGCGGACATCGGAAAGGGGATGAGCGTCATGCATTTTCCGAGTAGGGAGCAGATCGCCGCGCTTCGAGAGCGGTACCCACGCGGAACGAAGGTGGAACACCTCGGCATGGATGATTCACAAGCCCCGCCGACGGGAACGATGGGCGAGGTCATGGGCGTTGACGATGCGGGACAGCTTCTCGTCCGATGGGAGACAGGATCGTCGCTGAGCCTCATCCCCGGTGTGGACTCCTTCCGCATCGTGCAGAAAGGCGGCAGATCATGAACGAGAAGATTGTTTCCCAGATCAGGGACATCCGCGATTCGGGGCGGGTGAATATGTTTGATGTTCCCGGTGTTCAGCGCATGGCGTTTAAGATGGGATTCTACGAACTGGTCTGTTTCATCGAGGAAGACCGTGCGGCGTATGTACGATTTATCCTCACAGGTGAAAAATAGCCTGCGATTCTAGGGCTTTAGCACAGCCTTTCGGGGCTGTGTTTCTCTCGAAAAATAAGTGTGATTTATCGAAAATAAGACTTGCTATATTCCTCGTTTAGAGTGATATATACACATGACGAGGGGAACAACCTACACAAAGGAGGAAACGAAAATGAAAAGCGCAGAAGCAAGATGGCCGAAGACCACCACGATGGAGCAC